TATACACAAAGTCCAGCAATATCACCGTTTAGTGGTATCCAACGATATACATTGTTGTAAACGTCATATTGATACTTCCAACCAGAATCAGCAACAGCATATGATGTGCTTCTAGCCAGATTGGTTAACCAGGTAGTTATGTTTGTGGTTTCACTTCCTGATTGATTAATAACAGCACTCTGTGGTGGTGAAATTAGTGCAATACAGTCTGTTCTTACAAGGCAGATGTTATCAATCGCGTTCTGTTGTACAGCAACCGATGCATCACCTGTTAAAACCAAAGAAATGTTATAGGCATCTTTGTCAACAAATAAATTTTGAGCTCTTATAATATCAGCATCAACTACAGCTACATCTGAGCCACCAGCAAGACTTATTAATTGTGCTGTATTTGCACCAATATAAGCATTACCTAAAGATGCCGCAGTGCCCCAAGTATTGCTTGTGTTTGCGTAGTCGGTTGGATCAATAGCGTAAATATACTTAGATGTATCAAAAATAACCTGCTTGTAATAAGCACTATTTCCTTGACTGTTTGCATCAGATGCTTTTGAAACGAATGGGAAAGTTTCAAGTACAGTTCCTTTTGTTCCAGAAAAACGTCCTAATGTGTCAATAACAGCAATGTGCATTTCATCTTTTGCACTAACATTAAATCTAGCTGCATAATCTGAAGTATTTGGTGCTGATGGGAAATAACCTGCGTATGTCCAAGTCGAGAATGCGGTTGTATTTGCACAAACTGCTACAGAAAGAGAATTTCCTAACTCACCTGGATATCTAGCCATAAATGCACCATATGCATTTGCATTGTTAGTATTCAGATAAGAATACTGAAAAATATCTTGATTTGCAATTTGAACATTTGATGCTGCTGTATTTGCATCAGCATTATAAGTTCTGGAATTAGCTGACCTAACAGCATAAAGTGAACTTCCATAAGCTAAGAAACTTGCAGAAGTGAAGAATGAAACAGCAGAATTACTATCTGGAGTTCCAAAAGTTTTCGCAAGGGTGATTTCGCTGTCAATTAATTTTACTTTATTAACCGGACCCCATCTGAAAGCACCTGCAAATGCGCCAGCTGAGGTTGATACTGCTGGAACAATAGTGGTCAAATCGATTTCAGATACATTTACGCCCGGAGATAGTTGATATCCCATTTTTTTCTCCTTGATTTATTACGGATTTCTTGGTAATTTTTTACCATAACGATATTTATCTTTTTAAAGATTTACATTCGTAATAGTTTATTGTGTATAAAATCAGCATATGGTTGATTTGAATCTGCTTTTTCCCAAACATCTCCATCAATTACCTCAAATGAGTGTTGTAAACCGTCATCTATAATTGGAGCAGGTAAAATTTCCTCATCATACTGGTTCATATTTTCGAGTTGTAATTGTTTTCTCAAATCATGACTTACAATCTCTCTAAAATATTTTTGCGTGGACACCCAAGCAAAAATAACTAATGACATAACCAGGTCATCGTTTGCGTCTTCTTCAGCTGCAAACGAGGTTTTATTTGCCACAAAAGTGGTTAATTCGGAATATGTATCAAAATCATTAATTATAAGTTTGTCACCTTCAATCAATGTCTTCAAATTGGAACAACCAATTTTTTTGACTTGAGGAGACATTTTCAATCCCATTTGTATACCACGAGCAAAACCAGCAGATAACTGTTGTGGTTTTTTATTGCCTGTGTATACTTTCAACAGATTTTCATATTCAAAATCTTGATGAATAATATCAGCAACCTGTGGATTATTATTTATTTCTATGAGAATGTATGCATCGTTGTAATATCTAGCCGCGTTATAAACAACAGTTGGTAATAACAATGGTGATATTAACGGATTCTTATATGCAGCGACCTGCTTGTATGGCGTACTGGAGATATCAATAACCGAAAATGTTGATGAATCCAAGTTCTTACCTTCCGATACATCCACACAAATACAATACATATGGTCTTTTTTAATATCCTCATCATTGGAAACAATAGGATGTTCATATATGTTTATACCATCGTGTGTTGCAATCGGATTTTGGTAATGTATTGTTTGTAATTTTTGACCGGTGATAAGTGTGTTTGAACTGCCTAAAAATTCTGTATTAAATTCCTGGTCAAATTGTCTTTGTGATGTATTTCGGATGGTTTCTTCCATCCATTCACCATCACGACCAGGAACCTGGGACCAATGTATTTCAAAAGGAACATAGTTGTTTCTCTTTTCAATAGAATCCATCCATAATTTGTAGAATAAATTCATACCATTAGGTGTAGAAACAATAATAATCTTGGTGGTTTTACCGGATGATATTACAGGGTAAACAGAATTAAAGAATTCGTGTGCAATATTTGAAGGTACGAAAGCAAACTCATCCAAAAATACGATATTGAATGCGCCGCCACGAATAGCTGATGAAGATGTGGATGATGCTAGTAACTTTGAACCATTTTCTAGTTCAACATTACCTTTGTTCCAGGTAACAACACCCTGTTGCAACCACATAGGTAAGTTTTCATATGCTAACTGATATTTGGATAGAATGTCTCTTGCAAGAGAACCTTTGTTGGCCAACACTGCAACTGATTGTGAATCCTGAAAGATTGTTGCCCAAAGAAGATATGCAACTGTTGTGGTGGTGTTATGAGATAAGAAATTTCCTGAATAAAATCTATGTTCGTCTGAATTGACTGTAACATCAAACATATTTGAACTTGTGTTTGTTTGTGTTACATTTTTGACTAATTTTGGACCATCAATTGTCATTACAAAAGATTTATTTGGTAATAAATCCTTAACGAATATTTGATTTAGGTTTTCATCAAATAATATATGTGTGTCTGCACATATTAATTGTTCATCTTCTGTTTCTACAATACACTCTACATATTCAATGGTTTTGTGTATGTGTGTGATTGGAACCCAACCAGTATCGGATTCTATTTCCCATCCATCATCAAGTTCAATACTATCAACGAATTTTCTTTCTATTGTTTCAGAAAGTTCAAACATTTTTCAATAGTTCCTTGTTTATCTTTTTTATAATCTTTTTCATTTATATGTATAACAATATAACCATTATTTTCAATCAAAGTATCTTTTATATTATCCGGATTATTCCCAAAAGAATATGTTTTATTTTTAACTTCATGCCAATAAGTTCCATCAAATTCAATAATTTTATTTTGACTTAAATCAATAAAATCCGGTTTTATTACTTTTTCATTTAATCTAAGTGTGTATTCGTAATTTTTGCCTGACAAATCTTTTTGTTTATTTTCGTCCAATTCTGCAAAATATATATCAGTAATAATGTTTATATTATTAATAACTGACCAAAACAATTCTTGAGAGATTTTGGAAAAATTTGATTTTTTATAACTTTTATGCCATTTTTCTTGTCTATTTAACCAAATTTCGGTTCCTTCCTCCTGACCATACTTAGTTATACATTTTTCTAGAGAGAATGTGGTTTGCCTTTCTGATAATAGTTTTTCCGCTTCAATACTATCATTATTCGTTTTCTTTAACCAATATTCAATTTGTGTATTATCTTTATCTTTTGTTTTATTATCTTTGGCCTTCTTTTTGGTCTTTTCTATATTACTAGTTCCGTGTATATATTTTTCAGAGAAGGGTGAATATTTGCCACCGTGTTGATAAGCAGGATTGTTCTCTCCTTTTACTCTATCAATTGATTTTTGTGCCTTGACTGAAGATACATTGTGTTTAATTTTATATTCATCAATAGTTATATTATGCTTATTGATAATGTGTGTTGCTAATTCTGAGGATTTAAAACCACATTCTTTACAACAAATATAATCGTAACCTTCAACAAGACCTTCATATTTGGAATTTCTTTTATCTTGTTGTTGTTTAAGTATTTTCTTCTTGTTTTTTTCGTAATAACTTTGCTTTTTGTTGTTCATAAAATTCTCCTATAGTGATCTCTATCATATCACCAGTTGATTTATTTTTCAACCTTATAGGAGTATTTAGTTGCAAACACTTTCCGACCTGCCGAGGACATTTGGTAATTACGAATCGATTATCCTTAAACTTCTTGAGCATTTCCTCCTGGAAATCCCACATTTTGAAGTTAATGAGTCCTTCATCAACATTAACAATTTTGATGTATGCTTTCGCAAAGTAGATAGGATCTTTAGAACACTTAATATATTCTTGAACTTGTTCTTCGGTGTAATTAACATTTACACCGATTTTTTTGAGAAGTGGGTTGTCTCGGTAAGAATCCTTAGAATTGAGTTGTGATATTGCCATTAATCAACTTTACCTTTCAATAATTTATTCAATTCAGTTGTAGAACCAACAAATATAGCCTTGTCTATTGTTGTGCCACCAGTATCCTTTTTCTTATTGTCCATATCACGCATTTGCTTTTGTATGTTCAACAATTCTTTGTTGGCATCCACCATATTTTTTAGTAGTGTTCCGTATACTTCAAAAGCACGCGGATGTTGACCTTCTTTAGCAATTTGGAGTATTTCTTCCATTGCCTCTTTGCCTTGTTCAATTATATCTTGAAGGTTTTCTTTTGATTGTTGGTATGCATCATTCAAATCTTCAGATAAATCTGGTTCACCAATAATAGGTGTTGGAACTAATGACACCTTTTTATCTTGGTCAATATTTGGATTACCATTAAAAGGCTCAAGGTCAAATATTTCCTCCATACTCTTTTCAAATTTGCTCATATTTTAAATTTCGGTTATTATAGTGTTCGCCACCCAAGTGTTAGCAACATTCGTAGTAAATGGATAAGGTTCGGTAAGCATCGTTACCAAAAGATTATTTGTATCGTAATCGTATATATTGGTGTATGCGTGTAGAATAATATTGTTGGAAGCATTAACAACATTTCCATATATGAAACCTTTGAGTGTAAAATTCAAAGTCCAAATTAACATTCTTGGATCGGAATCTCTTGTTCCTTCGTAAGTAACTTCTCGCTCCGTATTATTTAATACCATAGGAATTTCTTTGACAATTCCCATTTCCGGTATTAAATTAACTTTAAGTGTAAAATC